TCCATTTTGTACTTTGGGTTCCGATGTGTGTTATGGCGCTCCAAAAACTGCTGCATCATCGGCCAGCCCATGTACGTGGGCAAAAACGCAACAGCTAGAGCGGTGGATTGCTCGGTAATGCTTCGTCCATGCATACTTCGCACGGTCCACATCAGCTTACGCAGCTGCTTCCCCGGATGGGGTACAAACTGCCAGCCTCCGTGGTGCCTTGGCCACAGCCCGAGTGAGATGAAACTCACATCCATCGGGCTCCTGAAGAGGCTTCTTTCTGGTGTAATGCCGGTGCTGGACTCAAAAAAGTCCAATGCTGACCCGAGTGCATTTGTAGGTGGTAATTTGTCATAGTAATACAGCCCGAGGTAATCATCACCCATGAACAATGCGCGTACCTTCTTTGGTCGCAGGTCTGCAGGGAGGGCCCGCAGAACCCATGCAACAATAATCATGGAAATGATGGTGTTCCCCACGGATGTATTCCAATCACCGCTCAGTCGCTTCCAAGCTGTGATATATCGAATCAGGTTGGGTAGCTGATTCTTAAGACGTACCAACCCACGTGCTTTCTGACTCCGTGTCAAAAACGTCCTCGACAGCATAATGTCCACCAAAGCATACACTTTAGCCTCTTGTTCAAGCAGCGTCTGCTGCATAGTTGAATCCCAATTTTTGCCATCTCGTTCATCAAACAGGTGCGGCATGGGATCGTCCAACCATTCAGTGATGAGGTCACTCAACTCATCATGATTATAACCGGCTGCGTATACGAACCGTGCATCACAGCCTGCCACTTCAAACGTGGTCTTTGATACCTTCTTCAAACCCGCTGCAACTGCGTAGTACTCGACGGGGTATTCGTATGCCGTCGCTTCATTCTGATTACCTTGTATCAGCCTGGCTTTTTTTCGGCATAGCTGCCTGGACCTCGCGCTTAACGAAGGCAACTATGTCCTGATGTTTCGGTCGCTGCATGGCTTTTGAGAGTTCAATCTTCCGCAGTTTAGGCAGGCCCTTGTCCGCTTTCCACGCGTCAAGGTTTCCCACTTGCATGAACTCATGATATCCCTCAACAAAGGCATCCCTTACCACACCATTGTTGGTGAATAAGTTGTAATCCACAGGTTCTGCCTTGTTAGGGGGGCGGGTCAGGTGCCTTTTTGCTAGTGCATTCAGCACATTATGGGGGCACGAACCCAACTGTGCTGGCACCCCAAAGCTCATACCCAGGCCACAAGGGCCACGAGTCCAGCCACCAGCGTAACTAGCAGCCCAAGGTACGGAACTAGTAGCACCAGTGGCAGCCAGCTCCATAAATGCATGGTATTCGCCAGCTGAAATCCCACCACAAGTGGGTGGGATGATGCATTCGCTGATGCTGCACAAAGGATCGAGCTGGTAGCTTTCGACAGGCCCCAAGCAAATGGTAGGGAGATGAAAGCCATAACCGAACGTGTAAAGCTTATCTGGGGCGCTTGGTCTGGTTCTGACTCCTCGCATAAAAAACTCACGCAACGCTTCGCGTGCTTCAAGGTATCCTTTACAACATAGTTGGACACGTTCTCCCGAATCATGTTCGCCATCACTTGCCGCTCCGTTTTAGGGTTCACTCCTGCTGCCAAAAGGCTAGCTTCTGCGCGTTTCAATTGCTTCTCGTCAATAACCGTTTGGTGCGTCTCAACTGGCCTCAATGGGCATGGCTTGTACTTCGTCAGTGCTACTATATGTGCAATGGGCTCATGCCAGTCTACTACAGACACAGTGTTCACAACATGCGTCTTTATGGTGTACTGCGTGGTCCAGGGTGGGTGCTCAAGTTTCTCCAGCTCATGGACAGCCCGTGTTAAGAGCAATGTCCCTGAGACCCCAGCTGCCCCTGACACAACTGCTTGTGCCAGTTTTACGGGCAGGGGGCCTGGCGTACATAAGAACGCGGCAGTGGCCGCAACAGCACCTTGTGCAAGTGCCTGTTTCGCCACGCCCCCGAAGGTTGAGCATCTGTCCTTAAATTTCGACAATCCAGTGAAATGGTAACCCCCACGC